CTGTTTCGGTCGCCACTGTTTCTGTAGCCACTGTTTCGGTCGCCACTGTTTCGGTCGCCACTGTTTCGGTCGCCACTGTTTCGGTCGCCACTGTTTTGGTAGCCACTGTTTCGGTCGCCACTGTTTCGGTCGCCACTGTTTCGGTAGCCACTGTTTAGGTCGCCACTGTTTTGGTCGCCACTGTTTTGGTAGCCACTGTTTCGGTCGCCACTGTTTAGGTCGCCACTGTTTCTAATTCCAGAATTACCTCCGCCAGTATTTGCTAATATTAAAAGTTCGTTCCACGTAATTTCTTTAATTATTGTTATTTTAGAACACACACATTTGTCGTCTCCTTTTTTGATATTGCCAAACATCTCAACAAGGGCAATTTTGTTTTTGGGGTCAAATGAATAATAATTAAAACAATCAGCAATTTTTTCACAAGCATGAAATCCAGAATCACACAAACCTATACCGCCATTGTGTGTATATGTTTTTCCAATCTTGTACTGAAATTCTCTACATTTCCAATTAGCATTAAAAACTTTATAAGCTGTAATCTTTTTCATAGTTTTTATTTATTTATTTATTCAATTCTTAAAGTTTTGTCTTTTGCTGATACATAAAGGTTAATAACCTGTGATTTAGTTTTTGGAATAGAGGTAACCGCCTCGGCGTTGTCAATCCAGATAGGAGCTTCAGTATTGAAGTGTTTTGATATCGCATTAATACAATCAATACCTGCCTGAATGGTCCGGGCGTGGTTTAGATCACTCCAAGGGACACCATTGTATAATAAAGTGCAATCTTCTTCCTCACCTCCATTGACGAGCTTCTTAAACATCCTGAATTTTACAGTTGTGAACATTGAAGCTATTTTAGATTCTACTAATTCCATGTAGGCTTTATTGAATTGCTCAATCAGGAATTCATCTTTTTCAGAGTTGGCTAGTTCTTGAGAAAGTGTTTTTCTTTGCTCCATTAATTCCTGAATTCTTGCTGCTGCATCCTTGTTGATTTTTGCTATTTGCAAGTTACTATTAACATTGTTGATTTCCAACTGAATATGTTTTCTAACATCATTAAGTGCTGAATTATCAGCCTGTTCTGGCACCTTTAATGATTCCTCCTTAGCTTGAATTTCTTTTTTAATAGATTGGTACTCTGTATTTGATTCTAAGAGTAAGTCAATGTTAATTTCAGGGATTACTTCTTTCTCAACTGGCTCGACTGCTACTGACGGGAATAATCTTTCAATTTCTTTCTTGTTCTCCTCGATTTTACCCAATATATTTTTTTGCCTTTCAGCCATTCGAATTCCTTCAGCCTTAATGTTGTTGATTTTTCGAACTTGATTAGCATTGAAATTCTTTTGCATTTCTGCGCGTTCTTCTTCGATATCACCAGGTTCTAATTCTCGATTACAAGTAGGGCAAACAAATTTAGATTCATCAATTGTTAATACCTTGTCAGTTTCAGTATCATATTCCTTTCGTTTCTTGTCAAGGTCAGTATTAAGTGAATCAACCTGAACTAAATATTGTACATTTTCCTTTCCAAGTAAATCAATGGTTTGCTGATTAGACTTAACGGTTTGGTCAGCCGATGCCCTTTCTCTTTTTACTTTATCAACTTTCTCGTTTTCATCAAACTCAACCTGGTTTTTAACTCTGTGGAGGTCGCGCTTGAGTCCTGAAATTACATCCAATTTATCAGTGTAGCCTTTATTTAACGTTTTAAATTGCTCTGCCACCTGGAATATGTCATTGTCAGCAGCCTTCAATTTAACCTCTAATTTGACTAATTCACCTTTAAGTAAAGTTTCGTCAATCCCTTCAGTGATATTATTGTTATTTTCATCAATCCGGGGCTGAATAGTGGCAAGTTGTTCTTTAACCTTTCGTTTCTGAGCGTTTAGTTGGTCCTTATAACCTTTAATTGATTTCTTTTCGATGATCTCAACCAATTCTGCAAACCGGTTATCTGTTGCGGCTACATCGGCATAAGAAATACTACCGGCCATCTTAATAAGCGAGTCTCTTCGTTCGTTCCATTTTAGAACATCATTGAAATAAAGAGGGGATGTTATCAGCTTAAAAGTTGTTTCGTTAATAATTTCGCCAATGATTTTTGAGTATTCCTTGTCAGGTTTTGGCACACCATCAACTGTATAATCGGTTGTGTTACCTGTAAATACAGCACCTTCCTCACCTCGTTTCTTAACCCACTTCTCTTTTAACGTCCGGGTAAGTACCATTGTTTCCCCATCGACTAATAAAACTCCCTCAACTTCGTGTTCAATGTCTGATATCTCAACATTATTTGAGTCAAGGGTTTTAATACCAAAGTCTTTTTTATCCTGAGAATTCTTACCAAACAGGAGCCAGGTGAAGGCATCGAAGATAGTAGTTTTGAACGTAGCGTTATCGCCATAGATATTAGTGATTCCTGAAAAGTTAACCTCAAGGTTTTTAGCACCCTTAAAGTTTCTTAGTTTAAGTGATTGTAATTTTACATTCATTTTAGTCGTTGTTTAAAGGTGGATTTACACTTACCATTTTCATTAGCTCGGAATTCGAGTTTTTAAGGGCTTCAATAGCTTTTTCAGACTTAGTGATAGTTTCCATCCGGTCATTACGGATATTCTGAAACAATGCAGAAATAATCTCATTCTGATTCACGTTAGGGAATTTTAGTATTCTACTGGTCGTTTCTTTTATGAGATCAGCTTGCTCATTAATTACTTTATCGTCTTCCATTATTATTGTTAGTTTATTATTTCTGGTTTTAGTTTTTTATAGCTCCGCATAAACATTGCAGAGTAGGGTTCTTTCATTTTCTTGAACCTCTTTAATTCGAGTTCGCCAACAAAGCTGCCTGGTGAATACTCCCCAAAGAAGAACATTGAAAGCCATTTTATTTTTCCTTTTTTAATAATTGGTGCTGCCATTGTAGTAGTTTTTTAATAAAAGGGTAGGCTCCTTACACCTACCCTTAATAGTAGTTAATTGAAAATAATAATTAAGATTACTACGAATACAAAAACTATTAATAAGCCTTTGATTAAATTTTCAGCGTCTTTTTCTGATTTTTGTTTCTTCTCTGAATTGTAATAAGGATGTTTCATAATATCTTTGTTTTAAATAAACTTCAAACATACCCCCGAATCGCTCCGGGGGCTCCAATTACGCTGCTACTTTAGCTTCATAACCGAAAATATTTACTGTTTTGCCTGTTATGGCTGTTAACCCTCCGTTATACTACTTCCCTGCCTGTCAAAAACCAGTCAGCCCCGGAAGTATAGTTTTGTTTATTGCGCCATGTCCCATACTAATAGAGGAGCTACAAGCAACCTAACTATACTCATTTCTAATCGGCACGACTAAAGGCGATCACTAATCAATCCTTTAGCTTAATGTGGAGCTGGCGGGATTCGAACCCGCGTCCAAACAGTATTTCAAATAACATCAAAAGGTCGTACCGGATAAGGGATTGAACCTTATTAGCCCATAGGTTTAGGATTTTGCCAGTGTGATTTCTCTCCTGGGACTTATCCTTTCCTACTGCTTCCGGTGGGTAATAGAACTATAAAAAACAATCTGCCTTGCCAAGGAGTAACTAGATTAGGCTGTCTGTAAAGACCATGACACTAATTTCATTACTAATCCATCTAAACTATCACTTCGGCTTATGAAATAACCATAAGGTGCTTCGAGAACCCATTAACCCAACTTTATTCGTTACTGTTTAGCTTCATCAGATTGAATCTTCAATATTTTAATGAACTTTTGCTATCCTTCGTTTTTTAGCCAACCTGTTTTGTTGGGCATAGTTCATTACTGTGTGCTTTCTTGGTACAAATTCAGGATTGCCGCCACCCATAAATACTTGATGTGTTGCCATGCCATTTGCAGATTCTGCATTCATTCCTCCGACCATAAACATAGCCATTAACATTTTAAATAATCCTAATTTAGGATTTCCTGTTTGTTTTTTAATATTACCTGATTTCATTTTATTATAAATTTACATTAATAATTTCTTTTTAAAAGGGAGGTTATAGTTTTCCTCCCTTTTTAGGCTTAATCAACTACTTGGCTCTTCTCTCTACTTTTAAGCCCTTTTTTTATCTTGCAAAAATTGCCTCCAATTATTTTTTATAAAATACCTACCCTTACGTTCGACTAAAACACCCCTTTTGATTGCTTCATTAAAAGTTGTCACAATCATAGCCCTACCTTTCTCTGTCCATCGCAAGGTTATTTTAGTGCCTGTTTCTCCTGTATTGGTATCTTTTATGTAGGTATGAGTATGTGGTTTTGCGTAACCATGCCCCTGAAATTGTGCAGTTAATGAATATTCTTCGCCTGTTTTACGAATGATTTTAAGCTCTTTTAGTAGCCTATTTAAAATAACGGCAGACATATTAAGTTGGGATGCAATTGTAGTTACTGTATGTTCAGAATTGGCCTGCAATACACTTTCGCAGTATTCAGCCTTAGGTGAAAGTTCGGCGATTGCTGTTTTATCAATTTGTGTTTGAACTAAAAGCCTTTCATTTTCTGCCCTCTCTTTTTTTAGATTTGTGGCAATCTCAATTAATAAATCAGGATTATTGGCGATATTTTCTAAAGTATCAGTAGTGGCAGTCAATCCGTGTTTTAATAATTCTTTGACATGGTTGTTGCACCATAAATAAAATTCAGGAGATAACCATTGTGCAAATAAAAGCATGGCATCTTCTTGCATCCATGTGCCGGGATTATTGCCGCCATTCACAACTCTCACAATATCAGCCAATAGGCATTTTTGCCCACTGGCAATTGCATGAATCAATGTATCTGACTGCTCAGTTCTTAACCAATCTTTAGGTGTTTTGCCGAATGATTTAGCCATTTCGGTAGCATTAGCCATTACCTTACCATCATTATTGATAAAGGTAACAAATGAATTATTAAATTTATAGGCTATTTGTTTCATGGCAATGTGATTTTTTTAGTTTTAACAGGGAATAATTCTTGTGCCGACCGTCCAGGTATAATACTTGCAATTACCTTGCGCTTTATGACAGGCACTTGTCGCCAATCCGAAACATAATGAGCTGCCCTGTTTTCAGATACAAGGCACCTTTCTTTAACCCTTGCGCGAAACCATCCTTTAGTATTAGCATCCGGCAGTTTTTTATAATATTCAGTTAAATTCATGTTGTTTTTTTAAATGTTATTTTGACACAAATTAAGCATAAAAATTCCACTAATACAAGCGTTTTTATGTGTTTTATAACACTTTTACTGTACCTGACAAGAAATTCAAGAGTTTTTCTAGTGTGCCGACCTGAATATCTGTCTTCCCATTAAGGAACTGAGATATTGCAGCTTCCCGGACACCGGTTTCTTGTGACATTTTTTTGTTTGTAACATTAGCCCGTTTTTTAGCGGCCGCAAGTTGTTCCCTGAAGTTTATTTTATTCATGTTTAGTTTTTTATAATTGTTATGTTTTCAAATTTATCAATGTAGTCGTTTTCTCCAACCAGGAAATCTATTTTGCGATTCCACCGGCGATTCATTAAATCATTCACAACCCATTTGCCGTCGTATATGCCTCTTTTAGTTCCTGAGACGATTAATGTGTCACCAAAAGCATAGAACTCTTTCAAATCCCTTGAAATCGCTATCCAGCGATGTTTTAACGGGTCGTTTTCATCTATTTTTTTACAACTGGCTGTAATTAGCGGCGTATCGTCGCACTGGTTTTCAACTGGATGGTAGCATGTGCCCGTTACATTTATTTCATCCTTGTTTTTTACTGTTGAAAAACTAAGGAATAGTATTAGTAGTTTTGTGTTCATTTTTTTTATGGGCTCAATTGAGTTTTTTACAAAACATTATGCTTCCATTAATTCAACTATTTTTTCACCTATGAAAGTAAGCATTTGATTTGCTGTTTCAGTATCTCCCGAATCATGGGCTAAACTACATTCAGTCAATTTTGGCTCAAGGCAGTTATATAATTTCCCTCCCATTCCTTCTACGAATAGGTAAACTAATTTAAATTGTGTTTCGAATTTCATATCTTTATTTTTTATGGTTAGCTGTTTTCATCCAGAACATATCAACATTATAGAATAACAATCCGGCTTTGTTTAACTGATTCACAACCAACTTAGTCATGTTTAACAATTTCTTTTGGCTCGTGCCATTGTCCTTGGCTAAAATTAAAACATCCAACATTTTTTTACTTTGTTTTGATTTTGAGGACCAGTCATTTTTATCAACGGCCATTCCAATTTCTAATAATACGTCAGATAGTAACATGTTTTTTATTTTTTATGGTTAATACACAGCCATTTAAAGCCGTGTTTCATTCATTTAGAAATCGTCAGTTAACCTGTTTTTTAGCGTTAAAGAAGTTCGAAAATGTGTTCACCTGTTGAGTTATCAAAGTAATATTGATTTTTATCAACAGTCAAATAAAATATATTAGTTGCTGATTCAGAAACATACTGAATTTTTACATTTGCATATTCTTTGCTAGGGATAACAATTTTAGATTCTATTTGATTAACTGTTGTTTGTTTGCTAAAGTCACAAAAACTAACTGCAACCTCTTTTGCTTCTTGGAAGTTTGCAACCTCTATTATTGTAACGTAATTTCCGTTAATAATTAAAAATCTTTTCATTTTATTAGTTTTTTATAGTTGTTTTTTTACCGTTCGGTTCTGTTAAAATAAGACTGTTTTCTAATTGTTCAACTTCAATATTATTCAACTGAATGAATGTACTAAATACGGTCTGGTGCCATTCTGTTAATGGATTTGCCGATTCAATAAAGCTCTTTAATTCTGAAACTGTTTTCATTTGATTAGTTTTTTATGGTTAAATAAATATCTTAAACCAGGACCCGCCGAAAGTCTGAATAAACCAGCCGGAAAAGGTTAAATTATCGTCGTAAAATGAAATTTGAATTTTAATGTTTTTAGAATCAAAATTTATATTTTGCTCTAAATCTGTTAAGTATATTTCTGGCATAATATTATTTTTTAAGGTTTGAACTGGAGGGCTGAAATAAATCCAACCCCGCCGGGCTTCTCGGCTTAATCCCTTAGCACCTTAATTTTTATTAATAGTTTCGTAAACTGAATTTACAAACTCTTTTTTTGTGTCTCCTAATCCGCAAAAAGTGCCAAATCCCTTGCTATTAAATTCCATTGCGCCAGGTAAATTTGGGGTTGCTTCGAACTTTCTACCATCAAAGTCAAAATTAAAACTGAATGAATTACCATACAATCTTTTAACTCTTGTTTCTTTTTTGATTTGTTTTCTGGTTAAAGTTTTCATTTTGTCTTTTTTTTAGGTTGATAATTAATAAATTTCACTTTGATTGTTTTTTAATTCACTAACCTAGTTTTTTATAGCTAATGAATGATATTTAACACATTATTTTTACATTTCATTTATCAGGTTTTTTAAAAACAGGGGCAAATGACCAATTTAAACCCCTGAAACAAAAATGAAAACCTATATTATAGTCTTTTAAATTCCTTGCAATGGTTTTTTTCTCCTGTCATCCTTAATTCAATATATGGCTTACTAATTCCATAAGTAAATTTTGTCATTTCATCAATAAATGCGCCACACGATTCGTTTGTTCCGCACAATGAAATTGAATATTTTTTACATCTGTCACAAATAGTTTTCATGGCTTAATTTTTTAATGTTTTAAGTTGTTAACCGTTGGGGTTTTATAATTACATTTTTATGTAATACGTATCGTTTGAAAAGGTTACTTTTTTTATAACTGCCTTTCGATGTTCAAGCGGATTTTCTGATATTAATATTTGAAACCCGTTTTTATTATCTGTCATAAAAATACACTTAAACCAATTTTCAAAACACGGGCCCAGATTGTGTCCTTTTTTTTGTGCTAATATTCGAACAAATTTCTCTTTTTCGAGCATTCTTTTTTCGCTAATATCTTTTAAATTAACTGTTTTCATAATATTATTTTTTAGGTTTAATAAATTTTATTACAATTCTTACATATAATAACAAAACACCAACCAAAGGGCAAAATATAAAGTTACGATCCCGACATAGTTCTATATTTACAAGGAATGAAATTAATAAATTACCAAATAATCTTTATTTAATAATTTATCATTTTTTTGATTATAAAATCCGGTTGGATGGATTAAATTACGCTTGCCATTACAATCAAAATATTTTATCATACCGTTTGGGCAAATTTTAACAATAGGTTTTTTATTAATTCCAACGTTATTAAAAACACTCTGAAGGTGTGAAGCATCCCCGAAATGTGAACTACTGGCGCCACTGTCTTTGTAAGATATAGAATAAAAATAGACATTGCCAGTATTAATACTTTTAGCTTGGATAAAAAACCAGCTACGGTTGGTATCAAATATATTTAAAATTTTATTATATTTTTCATTTACATAATCAAGTAAAAAACTTTTACCATCCTTATTAGCTTTATTATAAGCAAATTCATGTAATTTTAAATTTTCCATCTTATTTAGTTTTTTAGGTTTAAAATTTAGTACCCTGTTAAATAGTCAATATTTACATCACTTTATTTTCAAGTAATTAAACAGGGTGAAAGGTTATATTGCCAACATGAATAACAAGCCGATAGCAGCGCAAATAATCCCAGATAAAACACATATTGCAATTTCTTTAAAATTTAGTTTCTCGGTTTTCATCTTATTTAGTTTTAATTATTAAACATCTTATACTAACAAATTCCCGGCAAACATCTAATAGATTTGTTACGGTTATGCGGTTGTTTGTCTTCTGATTGCCGCTAAACAGGTGGATAATTACCCTTATTTCAATACTTAAAAGTACTATATTTAGTAATAACCTACAACTATTTAGCCAACTATTTTCACCCGGAACCGGTCCTAATTGTATGTTTAACAACACATTGTTAATAAATCAAGACTATGAAAATATTATTCTCGATAGATTTTAACTATATTGCAATATGAAAATGGTTCTTACAAATGTTCCTAATTGGCTGGTTTGGCTTATTTTAACCGGAATTGCGTTAACTGTTTTCTGGTATATTATAAAATTGTGGTGAAAATAAAAAATAAAATATCGGTTAATGAGAACGTCTTGAGAACATCAGGATTATTCAATATTAGCCAAGGAATAAAGGTAGATTTATTTGAATTTAAAAAATTTGCACAAAATTAAGATACAAAGAACACTAACAAAGTAAAGGGCAGGCACGCTATAGCATATAAGCCCTGCCAAGTTCTTCAAATCAAATTACAATGGCACAGAGTAAAGAGTTCAGTTTAAAAAATAATATTAGTTTAATTATTTCCATTGCCAGTATTGCGGGTTGGATATTCGCCGCCGGCATATTCTACAGCGAAGTGAAGCAAACAAAGAAGATTGCAGAACAAAATCACCAGCTTTTAATGGACCAACAACAATTGAACGGCAAAATTATTCAATTTATAAAAGACAAATAAAGAAATGAAAATTTTTGCAACCATATTAATTTTATTATTCGCCTTCACTGCCAATGTTCAGCAGGATACAACAAAGGCAAAGGAACCCATAAAGAAAATTACTCCGGAACAGTTAATGAAAATACATTCTAATCAAATGGACTCTTTATTAAACAAGTCAAAGGAAAACAAAAAATCTATGCCACAAAAAGAAGATACTCAAACCAAGCACCAGGACCAGGCAGCACAGAAATTTAAAAACTTTCAACGTGCATACAATGCCCGCATAGCATACGAAAAGAATTGTTTGTTAAAATACGACTTTCCCCACTGGATGAATAAGAACAGTAGTCCGCCCAAACCAGGCGAAACAATGAAAGATTATGCTATCAAGTACAAAACCACAGTTAGGGAGATGAAAGATTGCGAAACAGCCGCAAACAAGACACTACAGATAATCGAACTATCCAATCAATCAAATATAATTAATTCATAAAGCCTAGTAAAATTTAAAGATATGGTAGCAAAGAAAGGCGATAAGCACCCTAACCACGTAGGAAATCAATGTTGGAAGATGCGTACCAAATCAGGAAGGGATAAACTGTTTTCATCTACCCCTGAAGGAACACAAGCCTTTTTGGACTTATGTAATGAGTACTTCCAAAAACCCCGCCCGCAATGGGTTAAAAAGGAATTCATTAAATCAGGACCAGGAGCCGGAACAATTATCGACATAGAAATAGATGCACCTTATACGATAGAAGAACTATGTCAACATTTACAGATTGATTCAAGGACTTTTCGCAACTATAGAGGGGACGAAGCGTATAAAGAATTTTTTCCAATCTTCACGTATGTGGACGACATAATTCGCATAAATCATACTCAAGGAGGATTGTTGAATTTACTTAATCCTATGTTGGTTAGTAGAATACAGGGATACAAGGACCAACAGGATATTACAAGCGACGGCAAACAGATCACCCCAATAATCAATGTGTCAAATCCAGACATTAGCAACATATTGAATAAAGGATAGTTTTTTTTCATAGGTTTAGTTTATAGGTTAGAGCCCTGGTTATTCATTTAATCAGGGTTTTTTGTTGCTTATTGCCTATCTGGTTAACAATAACATGAAAATAGCGTTATTTCAATAATGGCTTATTATCAGTCGGTTAGTATCATTCCTGCACGGGGTAAACAAACTATCTATTTAACATTTACACATAGTCAGTAAACACACGAATACAGTATCATTATGCTATATTATGTCACCTCAAAAATAGGCCTGACATAGTGACAATTTATGTGTGGCCCGCATAAGGGCTCATGTTGTGTAATTAAATTATTATACTTACATTTGCAGATAGGACAATTATAATTAAAGCACACCTCCGCAACGTGCTGATAACGACATATGATGCGCCTATTGTGTTTGTTCTACTTAACAATATTAAACACAATGTATATTATAAGACAAACAAACTATATGATAATTTAAGTAATTGAGACATGATGTATATTGAGCTAGTGCCGGGGGATATAACTGTTAAACTGAAGGAATTGAAAGGAATCTATTTTGTTTATTCACTGATACACAATAAAGAAGTGGTTTATGTTGGCTGCTCCAGGAATATATATAAACGATTCAAAGCGCATCGATACCATAAACCTTTCGATAAGATAGATATGTTTTCAATGGCTACACAGAAGCAGGCCAAGATAAAAGAAAGGGAACTAATCGTTAAACATATGCCGCGACTCAATGGTAATGGTAAGCATTCAAAATGTACCGTTATTCTAAACAGTGAGCGATACAGATCAGTGTCTTCATTAGAACTAAAGTACGTTCACTCATCTATACTCAATAGGTAAGCCGTACCATAGCACCACTACCCCCCCCCACCCCTAAAAATAATAGCTTTTATTCCTATGCCTGGGTATTATATAATTGTCAAAAGGTAATTCGACTACACAGCCAAACCCAATTTCACCCCCATGGGCTTCATCCCGCAACCCCCTATATCCTCCCCTTGATTTCCGGCACCGTTCTACCTTTTCTCATACTTATCTCACCTACGGGGCTAATTCGACCTCCTTTAGAATGTTTGATAACATTTATTTGGTATTATTGGGATTGGGAATAATTTAAATGAGTGCATGTATTTCCCTGGAACATGTTTGTTTGAAATTTGCCGCCGACGGCTCTGCCGTGTATTGGTTTACTGAGTGGGGCGGGAATATTTTTTCTTAAAGTATTGGAATTGGTTTAAATATATTGTAGTTTTACGGGGTAATGCAACAAAAGACTATGGATAAGCACAAGAAAATAAAGATTGGCATTATCGGAAGCCATGCCTGAGATACTCGAATACATGGAATCAATATTTAAGGAAACAAGGTGGCCCTTCTTCTCCTTAATAAAACTCCGCGCGAAATTTGGAGAGGGAACCGTTCAGGAATTGGATAGCCTTTTGAAAAAGGAGATTGTTCGAAGGAGGGAAGGGTGTAATTGCGTATTAGTTGAATTAACTTAATGCTATGAAAATACTACTATTTGTACTATTCTTACTCGTAAGCATAAGTATTAAAGCACAATATGACTCTGTTGCCTACCTTGTGGTAACAGAAAACCCACGTACCATCCGTTCAGATACACTACATAGTATCGATTCGGTTAATTACCTAGTCGAATACATATTTGGGGTGCCAGGAGTTGGGAATATACTTCATTATTCAGACTATTTTGAGTTAAGAAGCTGTGGTGTTGTTATTTATTGCGAGAAGAAAAGGGTTGTTTATAATAGGAGGGGCAGGATTAAACTAAAACGAATAAAATGAATAAGTTCAAAAATTGGTTACTCGCTATTAGGTATAGGTATTTTAGGTTATTTGCTAGTAGGAAGAATTTTTCCGGCAAATTGCTTTATGAAAATAATTTTGATTCATTGTGGGGGCTCAAAGTTCACCACAACGAGTTCTACAACCATAACGATGTTTGGTTTGATTCAAGGTATGCCTATATCAGTAAAAATGGGTTAAATATAGAATGTGTTCATAATCCTGTAACTCATTCGAACTGGCAGTTTACCAATAAAAAAGTTAATTTTAAGTCCTGTATGGTTGAAACTGTATTCTCAATGATTTATGGAATATGGGAAATAGAGGCAAGACTTTGCGATTCATGGCCCGCAATATGGCTGCTTCGAAAAGGCGGCATTATTATTCCTGAAGTGGACATTATGGAGGTTATGCACGGTTATTTCAAGCCGGCAATCCATTACTGTACTCCTGATAATAAAGATGGCCATGCAAAACACCAAGCAGCTAGTAAAGTGTGCAAGTACGATGAAAAACTTCATAAATTCGCCTGTGAATTACTGCCAGGAGGTTACAGGATTTACATAGACCGGATTTTGGTTGTGGATTTCAAAGATAAACATCCTGAGTTCACTTCCCCTGAACCCTGCTATCTGTTATTGAACAATGCAGATACAGGCGGTAATAATAACACCAAAATGGTTATTGAATCAGTTAAAGCATATAAAAACTAAATTATGAAAAAACTACTATTTATTATTGCAGCGTTGTTAATCACAATGATTACTCCTGCACAGACAAAACAAGATTACAAAAATTACATTGAGTATTGTAACACTGAAACGCCGGACACTGTTTGGCAAGTTGGTAACGTTAAAACAAAACTGATTCCGGTTTATTCTGATTCAGGAGAGTTGATTAAATATTCTTACGGGAATACTTCCGACACGGTTTGGGTAGATGTTGAATGTAAAAGCCATTTGGTAGATCATGGAACATACAATTATACTTCAACTGGTATTATTTTCAACGATTGGGGTAATTCATCGCTTACATATGATACGATTAGTAACTGGCGTCCTGGTCCTATACTCAGTAGTATGATTGACAACCAACATCAAACAGATATTAAATACGAAGTTAAGCGTAAATATGTATGCTCAGTAAAGAACGAAAAGCCAAGCCGTGAAGGATTTTATATTTGGAAATGGGAACAAATAAGTAAATAAGATGATAACAGTAATTCTCGAAAAGAAAGGCAAGAAGAAGATAATCGGAAACCCGGTTACAACTTGTGAATTACTAGGTGTTTGTCCCGAGACTATCAGGAGATGGTACCGGGCCCGCAAACTGGTAGTAATTAATGGATATAATGTATCTTTTGATGTCGTATTCCTGAATAACTGCAAACAATCTGAAAATCAGGATGAAGAAAGTTCACCAGAAGTGTAGTGAAATGCTAGTAAAAGTAATACAAAACAAGATGAGTAAATTATTATTATTGTCATTATTGTTCATTAGTTTAAATTCAATAGCTGATTCAATTGCTTATTATATTGTAATTGAAACACCGCATTTTATTTGTACAGATACTATGTACAGTATAGAATCAGTTGATTATTTTGTAGATAGGATAACCGGAATATCGGGAATAAGTTGTATCTTTAATCATTCAGACTATTTTGAGTTAAAAGTTTATGGAATGATTGTTTATTGTGAAATGAAAAAGATAACATACAATAGGCGTGGGATAATGAAGTTAAAACGGATAAAATGACATACGACACTTGTATTCAGTACTTATTTGCCCTGGCATTTATCCACATATTAATTTACATGACTACATTAGACAATAAAAGAAAATAATAATACAAAACAACTCTTTCTACTTTTAAAAGCAATGACAGATAAAAAGAGGGGAGGTGATGAAGGGGTTGTTTTATTAAATTGTCAGTTAATCGTTAAATGATTGAATCGGGGTATATTCTGCCCACCATAGCGGGCCCCGATTATATAAACTATTAAATTTGTATTTTAAATAAAGATTTAATAACTTGCAACTTATGATACTTGTTTTAATTATATCAACAGTATAAACTTAATAAATTAAACAAAATGAACTGGGATAAAATAAAACGAAAATACCCAAAGGCTTTTGAGCTATTTAAGAAATCGTATCAGCTTCGTGAGGTGGTAATAGGTACAACCATTGTTTTATTTATAGAAAACAGTGCTGACAGGCTAGAATCAATTGATAAGACAATAATAAATGAATTTGTATTCATAAATAAAATACGGGAAACCGGAAAACATAAGTACAGGAAGGCATTCAAGGCTATTAATGACAGTTTGGAAAATCAAGAAAGAATATTAAATCAACTAATAAGGGCTGCAAGTACTGCACAAGGAACGCTTGAATCGTTTTATTCTAATTTTTTCGGAAGGGATAAAATCACAGTAAATAATTTAAACATAACCGGAATAGACATAAGTGTTCCAAATCTAAATGTGCCTAAATTACAAGAAGGAGTAACGTTCATCGAATTTATAGAAATGTTTGGATTAAGGGATAAATATATAACACTAGACTCAATGTCCTCAAATACAAGCCACAACAGGCAACCGAACGGATTAATGAAGGGTACTATTGAAAATGTTAATTTGAAAATACATTAAGCAAATGGAAAGCAATGTGGACGTAATAAAACAAAATAAAGATAAATTGGAAAAGGATATAAAAGCCCTTTTAGAACAATTTATAGAATACAATGGAATGTGTGATATTAATATATCTTCACAGTTATCGTATAATCACCCACCCCACGTTAAAAAGAAAATATTAACCGGAATTGAAGTAGAAGTAATTATATCCATATATCAATAGTATGTAGCGTAATGAAATTACCGTGTATCCCTGACTTTGTAGGCTGCGATGGTGAGCATTGGAGTGATGACTTTTTAAAAGTACATTTAGATATGGCTATCAAGGAAGAAAGGTATGAATATTGCGCTAATATAAGGGATGAAATAAAAAGAAGGGAAAAATAATGGCATCTTATACAGAGAAACAAAAGACTAAATTAGTAAACACTATATGTAAAGAGGTGGCTGGTGGTCGTTCTCTTAGGTCTGTATTGAGAGATGAGAACATGCCGTCTAATCCTACGTTTAGTAAATGGATGAAGGATAGCAAACAAAGACTTTTACAGTACACATGTGCGCGTGAGGATAGAGCAGATTTCATATTTGAGCAGATACTTGACATCTCAGACAGCCAAGAGGGTGACATGATAACACTGGAGGACGGTAGGGAGGTTGTTAACCACGATGTAATACAACGGGCTAGATTAAGGGTTGACTCTCGTAAATGGATGCTTGGTAAAATGCAGCCTGCAAAATATGGTGAAAGATTAGACGTACAAAGTTCAGATGGTTCAATGTCGCCAAACACAGGACTGGAGGGCAAAACATTTGAAGAGCTATACCAATTAAAGTATGGCAAAAAACCAGAATGATTTTCGATTCAATATTAAACATAGAATTATCAAGAAGGAATTTTTGGGAGTTCTGCAATACGCTTGAACCCGATTTCTACAAACCCGACAGAAAACATTTAATAACCCTATGTAATATCCTAGAATTATTTTACTACAAAAAACTACTAAAGCCAGACGGTGACGCATTCACTAAGCTAATGGTAAGGATGCCACCACAGCACGGTAAGAGCCGTACGCTTGTAAATTTTACTAAATGGATACTTGGCAAGAACGTTAACGAACGCATAGTTACAGCGTCCAATACAGATTCACAAGCAACAGACTTTTCAAGGTTTACCCGTGACGGCATAATGGGCATTAAAAACCTGCCAGAACAAATAGTTTATTCGGATATATTCCCAAATACAAAATTAAAGAAAGGTGATTCAGCAGTACAGAAATGGGCCCTACAGGGTCAACACTTTAATTATTTGGGAGTAGGTGTAAATGGTTTAGTTACTGGCAAGGGTGCAACGCTTAGAATAATGGATGACATTGTTAAGGGTGCGGATCAGGCGTTAAGTGACACCGCAATGGATAAGTTATGGATTTGGTTAACAGGAACATTTTCTAGTAGGAATGCCGCTGAAGAAGAAGAAGTAAGGGAAATATTTTGCGCTACACTTTGGGGTGAACGTGATCCACAATACAGGCTACAGGAAACTGAAGGTGATGAATGGTACATATTATCAATGCCAGTTTATGATTCTGAATTAGATGAAATGTTATGCGAAGACCTTTTGTCAAAAAAAGCATTTGTAAAGCTAAAGGCTAGGATGCTGGTTGACTCAAGGACAAAGGGTATATTCTATGCTAATTACATGTGCGAAGCTATTGACGACAATGAAGCCAAGGCATTCCCTCGAAGTTCGTTAAAGTTCTACAAATACCTACCAACCAAAACAATAAACGAAAACGGAACCGAAAAAGAAATACCGCAAGGATGGTTGTTTTCCTTTATAGACACAGCCGATGAAGGAATGGATAACTTCGCAATGCCTATATTTAGGGTAATAGGCGACCTTGTGTATTTAGTAGACTGTATATTTGACCAAGAAAACCTAACAATACAATTAAGTCAGGTAGCTAGCAAGCTAAAAGAGCATGGGCGGTTTGGTGAAATAGTAGTCGAAACAAACTCAGCGGGGGCGTTTTTTAAGCGTACACTAGAAGATAACCACCCAGACACACCTTTCTTTGGGCAGTGGTCAAAGGCTAACAAAATGGCTCGTATACTTAGTTATGCGGGTATTATTAAACTATACTACCGTTTCCCTGAAAATCCAAACCCAAATGTTGAGCGATTTATGAAGCAGGTTTACCGATTATTAAAGACTTCGAAGAAAGAAGATGACGCTCCAGATTCTTTGGCTGGTTCTGCCATGCACTTAGAGGCACAATATGAGATGTTTAAATGATAAATTGTGTCAAAATGTGCAAATAATATTAAATAATACGGGGTTATAGTTAAAATTATTGTGTCAAAATATGCAAGCAATAAAATAAAAAACATGATTAATGTCATTTTTATTTGAAATGTTGTTTTTTTAAAATATCTTTGTACAAACATGTTTAGATTATGGCTAATTGGTCATTTAGGAGTTTATTTACAAAGTCTGGTATAAATTTGAGTAAGCAGGGGTCTATGTCTGCTCAACTCTTAGTTGATAAGCCAGCATGGTTAAAGCTATCCAACGCAGCCGATCTAAGGGAAGCAGTGGAGAGCAACCCTGTACTATACGGTACGACAATGATTATCTCACAGTCTGCTGCTAACGGTAAGAAGTACCTAGTAGACAACAAGGGCAACGAGGTATCGTGGGATTCAAACAAGGCGGCAGTTAAGGCAGCACGTCAATTATTCGTTGACAATCCAAATCCAATACAATCACAGTCAGAATACACGGCAGAACGCTATTATATGCTGCCTACATTTGGAAATAATTATGTTCAGATGTTAAACGGGTCCAGTTTTGACACAGATATTCTCACCACTAAAACGTTAATGAATCTTAATAGTGAGTTTGTTGAACCAAAACAAACAGGAAAGATATTCGACCAGATAAGTTTGGAGGGTATTGTATCTGAATATGCGCTCACTAATTATAATCCCGTTAAAATATTCGAAACAAGAAACATAATTCATTTTAATGAGTTAAATGTGTCCGGTGTTGGTAATTCAATAATGGGTACATCGAGACACACATCATTATCCCTGCCAATTGAAAACGTTCAGAAGGACTTTGAAGCAATGAACGTTATCCTGAAGTCAAAGGGCATGCAGGGTATAATAAAGACCAGCTCAAAAGATGGGATGGGTACACAAACGCCTGTTAAGCCCGCAATAAAGAACGAAATAGATACAAAGTTTGCCAACGAATATGGATTACTAAGTGGGCAAAAGCAATTTTTAATAGTAAATGCAGATATTGAATTTATAAAAACCATACTTAATCCTGAAGAAATGGGTATTTATAAAGATATGGTTGCAAACGCAATGATAATTTGTAATGTCGTTGGTGTTCCATATGATTTATTTAAGCTAAATGCAGAAGGAACTACTTTCGAAAATCAAATTCAGGCAGAAAGAAGGATGTATCAGAGTCGTATAATTCCGATGGTCAATAATGATGACCAAATATATACACAAAGATTAAAACTAAGGAACTACGGGCTAGAATTAAGAACATCATTCGATCATATTGCGTGCCTACAGGAAAATTTCAAAGAAGAGGCTATGGCTCTCAATATGAATGTTAGGAGTGCAGAGGCTTCATATAATAATAATATCATTACATGGAATGAGTATCTGGGCATAATGGATAAAGACCCTGTTTCTGGTGGTGATATTTACAAATACGAAAGGGATAAATCAATAAATCCAAAACAAGATGAAAACACAGAAGAAGTTAACTAAGGAAGAAATTAAGAAGTTTAGAAAGTTTAAGCAAAAACAATTTGATAATAAGGAATTGATTAAAAAGTAGGGTTATGAATTTAGGAATAATTAATATATCAGATACGTTGATGCACCAGCTTCGATTGAACAAAGATATTGATATGTTCAGGGTATTGTATTATGAGTTTTTTCCATGTGCAATTAATTACAATCAATTCGATAGGATGTATGAGGTTTTGGGATATTGTAATGAATTTAAATCAGTAATAGAAGGAGAGGTTTATCCAGTATATGAAGCAGTATTTACTGAAAAGGATGGAATAGTTACGGTTAAATTTAAAATGATATTATAATGGAATATATTATAAAACAGTTTCCAGATAAAAAATTCAGTACAAAAATGGATCAAACACGATTCATTAAGGAGAATTTTGATACCATGAAGCAAATCAAAATGACTGAATACAAGACGAATTCGCATGGTATAATTGAATCTATTAACAAAAAAGAATTTGAACCCGAAATTGAAGACATAACTTCTGATATTATTTTAGTTAAGGCTGTTATTAATTCAACTAACATTATAGATAGCCATTTAGATTTACATATGGCTAAAATATGGAATAAGACAATAAAAGATAATCCATTTTCATATCACTTAAAACAACATGAAGCAAAGTTTGAGAGCGTAATATCAAACAAAGCAAAAAGCTATAACGAGAAGTCGAATTTTAACAAATTGGGCTTAGATATTGACTTTGAAACAGTCGCAAATATAAATGAGTTTACATTATCAAAAGATAAAATGCCATTTATGTTTGATTCATACGTTAACGGAGATGTTACTCAGCATTCAGTAGGTATGATGTATGTTAATATAGACATGGCTTATTATGATGAAGATAGTGAAAAACAAATGGACTTCTTTAATGAAATGAAAGCCAATGCAGTTAATCCAGATGTGGCAGATGAATATGGTTATTTTTGGGTAGTATATGAAGCGAAAAAAAGAGAGGGTAGTGCTGTTGTATTTGGAAGCAATAGTGTAACGCCAACATTGTATGTTAAAAATTATGAGCCGCCCAAAAGCACTCAGAAAGCAATAGAGCCGTCAGAGGACACTCAAAAACGTGAAATTTATATTAATTATTTAAAAAATTTTAAAAATGGATAAAATTTGGATGAAAGACGGCAAATTTACAGAATTGTCCGAAGATCAAATTAAAGGTCTTACAAACGAACAATTACCTGTTTACATGGCCGATCAAACAAAAAGCGAATTGAAAGCGATTGAAACCCGTATCACTAAGCTTGTGCATGACTCAGAAAAAGGTGTATCACAAAAAACACTTGAAAATGAAGTCGCTGGTATTAATAAAGCTATTGCCGATAAGCTCGACAATGCAGGTATGGCTACACTCAAAGAAAGTGTAGATAAATTAGTTGTTGCTGCTTCTGATAATGCAACGGCAATTAAGGCATTAAACGAAAAAGGTGTTGCTCAAAAATCAGACGCCCCTAAAACATTCCGTAAGGCTATAGAAGATGCCATTATGGAAAAGAAAGATATATTAACCGAGAAAAATGACGACAACGGTAAACGTTTATCGTTAAAAGACTACTTTACAGAGAAGGGAAATAAAAGTACACCTATTTTTACAACAAAAGCAGTTGATTTTCTTGAAAGTAATATAGTACAAAGTGAAGTTAGTTTAGTTAGACTAACAGAACTTGATCCAAACAGGGTTAGTATTCCTTTGACAATTTATCCACATGTAATGGAATGGATGCCATCAAAAGGTATTACACGCCCCTACATGTCTGTATTGGTTGTTTATGATTACACCGATGGTGCAGGAACTAAAACAGAAGGATCAGCTCCTGGTCAATCAAGTTTCTTACTTAAGACTGTTGAATTTAAGGCATTTTACATTGCTACTTACGGAACTTTATCTGATGAAACACTAGACGACCTTCCAGAGGTATTAGATGAAATATCAATTGTTTTCCCCGATAAGATTTTGGATAACATTGATGGTCAGATTTTAGGTACCGCTGGTGATGATTCAAGTGCATTGGCTGGTTTGTTTACAGCAAACAAACATACTGATTATAGTGGTGCTTCATATGCCGCTTCGATTAAGGGTGCTAATATGATTGACCTTATCGGAACAATGGTACAGCAAGCCGAAACAAACAAATATCCGCCTGATGCTATTATAATGAATCCAGCAGAAATAAAAATTCTCATGGAATTAAAGGATTTATTGAATAATTCAATAAGTGACCGTAGAATTTCATTTGATACATTTGGACGTCCAGTATTTGTGCAAGGGTTAAGGATTTTTAAATCAACCGCAATTACCGCTAATACAATGGCAGTTGTTGATTCTAAACAATTAATAATTGGTAAGCGAAAAGAGATGACAATGGAAATTGCCTATAATGGAACTGATTTAACAGAAGGACAGAAAACAGTTGTTGTTAAAGTCCGTGTTGCTTTTGCTGTAAGGGATAAAGCGGGTGTTATTTATTCAGATGACGTGGATACAGACTGGAACGCTTTAGTTGCTGTATAATGAAGAGGTATATATTATTATTCATATTGATTGTTGGAGCAATGATCAATATGGCCGCAGATAGAGATAACCTTAGAATCAGTACGGGATATACAATGTTAACAAGACCATTGGTATTAGATGCAAGTGATACTATTAATGCGAGTGACACTATAATTTTTACTGTCACTAATTTACAAAAGTATTCACAAACGCAAGTCGTTACCGTTGGGTTGACTGATGTTTCTGGTACTCCAGATGTAGAGGTATCTTTTTATGGTAGAGTGACAGCCACAAGTGATTGGACAGAAATTGGAACAGCTATTGACTGGACAACTACCGCTAATGATGGTAGTATTACGGCAACAACTCCGATTAACTACAATTACTTAAAGGTTGAATTTATCGCAACCGGTACTACTCAACAAACGAAGATAACAACCTTTGAGGTAAAAACTGCCAATGCTTATGATATTCCTGCAAATTCAGGAACATTAACTATTGCAAGGAAAACGGCTGGTGCTGTTACTATCACATCAAAAGACAATGATGCAAATGCAGCCACTACTTATAGGGCAGGAGGAACAGGAGCATTAACTATTGGTGCAGGCACAGGAACAACCGCAATTACATCTAGCGATTGGGCAATTGACGCAACTGGTGCAATGACAGGAATTGGAGCTATTACGGCTGATGGACTTGTTACTGCTGATAAATTTAAATTCGAACATGTAACTAGTACTGATGTGACTGCATTACCAGCATATTTTACTGAAACATTAAGTGGCACATTTGGGGCCGCTGGCCCCGGATATGGCATGACTGTTTATTCAAAAATCGTAGGTGCAAATTTAACTGCTTCTGATTCTTATGAGGCGGCAATTACTGGAGTATATGCGATTACTGGCACAAATGCAAGCACATATCCAAAGGCTAGTGTATTAGGATGGATCTTAGATAATACAACTACTGCCGATGGTGCCTTTGTGGCTTTAATTGATGGAGATACACAGGTAACACAGGCTGGTGCCGCCTATGCGGTTAGGCATCTGAATAGCACTCCTACAAGTGGATTCGGTTATGGACTGGATTTATATGGTGCTGCAATCGGAGCCTATGATGCTGTTTCATATAGGACTGCTGATATTCGTTTAGTAAATCAGGAAACAATTACTAATGAAACTGATGGATATATAAGTATGGGGACAGCAAATGTTACTGCTGCTACATATAACTTTGTAACGGCTGCTCAATTAACCGAGACAGTAACTGATTCACTTGTTATTGTTAATGCTTCAATCCCAGCCCTAGTTGCAGGATTAGAATTAACATTTGTAGCTGAAGCTACCGTAGCTGGCGCCACAACACTTACATTAAATGGTGTTGTTAAGGCAGTTTTTGAGGCTTCTGATATTTCTGAATTAGATTCAGCAGATATTAGAGATACGCAAGTTGTAAGAGTTGTTTATGATGGTACACAATGGCAACAAATATCTCAATCTGGTAACTAATGGGAGCAATTATAACAAGAACAGGGGTTAATGTTTCAGGGGAACAAGCAAAGGTTTGTGTTAATATTGGTATTGCTAAATGGGAACAAGACATTGAAGAGATACTAGTTTTAACAGCAAAGAAAATCGCCGAAAGGATTAATACTTGTAAAACTGTTGAAGAATTGCAAGTATATAAATCAGATAAAAGGCAAGTAGCCAAATTGGCTTATGGTAAAAAGTTAAAAGAACTTAAACAATGAGTTTAATTGATTCAACATATTTTATAGGTCGAATAGCTTTACCAATAAAGAAGTATGATTTGATTGCCGATTATATTACACGGTATGAGAATCAGATTATTTATAAGCTATTTGGATACACATTAGGAAATCTTATAATCGCTTATAATATTTCAACATCTCCACAGAGGATTAAGGACATTGTGGAGGGCAAGGAATATACAATTACTGATTATTCTGGTGTTTATATGCCAACGTTTGGCGATGTAACTATAAAATGGAATGGATTAAAAAACACTCAGCTAGTTTCTTTAATTGCATATTGGGTATTCTATAACTATTGTTTAGAAAATCAAACAAACATAACAGCAGCCGGAGGCATTGTGCCTCAAGTTGAAGATGCTATTAATGTTGGATTTGCTGAAAAAGCAGTATTTGCATATAGAGAATTGACACTGTTATATGGTTATCGAGGACAATTATCAATAGAACCTAGTTGCTTTAATTTTATGTATGAGAATTATGAGACTTATCCAGAATGGATATTTGAAAGTATTGGAGTACCAGGCGATGTTAATATTTTTGGGATATGACAGTAGCAAATAAAAGGATATTTACGGATGTGTTTGGGGACATTATCACAAATGTTCGTGCGGAATATGATATAGTGAATACTCCGAAAGCTACGCCGTATTATTTATTTGGTCAATCATTAGCTATTAAGAATGAGATTATTGAAAAAAAAATAACAGATCGTTATCCTTTAATAATTTTAGGAATTGATAGTGATTATATTGAAAGGGATATTAACAGAAGGCAGTATGAGGTATCTTTTAATTGCTGGATAGTTGATGAAACAAAAAAAGAATGGTACACATCGGATCGGTTTGAACAGGTTTATGCGACAATTTTATTTCCAATTTATAAACTACTAAAGGAGAAAATCGAAACTTCTGAGTATGTTGATGATTTTGGAATACAGGATTTTCAACCCGAAGTGAGGCTTTTCCCTTACTGGGGTAGTTCTAATGAACAGGTTTTATCCGATCCGTTGGATGCTTTAGGAATTAAAATAAATAATTTATTAATAAAAAACAATTGTTAAAATGAGTTGTAAACCGAAATATTACGTAGGAGCTGGAGGATGCAAGGCACTTCCTGACTCTATAGAAGGGTTGCTGTTGCTCGATAAGGGGCATGCGACATTAACAAAAGTAAATGCAAAATTAAACACAGGGCTTACGGGGCTTAAATTACTTGTCGCCCCTGCTACTGTAGGAGCTATTGAGGGTTGTGTTTTGGATTGCCGAAATGGTGTTGAGCCAAGCGGTGGTGAGAATGAAATAACACAATCTAATCTTAATTATCCAAAACTAACAAATGTTTCGGCTATAGTTTTAGATGTGTATGCCGATATGAGTTGGAACGACTATGTCAATTATTTCGCTTTTGCAGATCAAACTATGGAAATAGGATTAATTGATGCAAAAGGTAATTTAACAGGCACAAATGCAAGTGCATTAAATTTTACCGGATTTAGGGGTAAATTATACCTTGATAAAAAGATAGCTCCAATTGGTGCGGATAAGATTAAATCGTATCATTTTCAAGTTATTTTCACAGACATGGAACAATTTGGGTCTAATACTGAAATACTTACAACTTCTTACGGGGTTGCAGAGGTACTTGAAGATATTAACCCAGTCGGGGTTGACATTTCTGTTAAAACTGCAACTTCTGTTGCTGGATTAACAGTTGTTAAAGCGGTGTTAAGAAATACAACTACACCATATGCTGGATTTACAACTGCTGATGAATGGAATGTATTAAGTGCAGAAGAAGATGTTGGTGTTACCGTTGTTGTAACAAGTTTCGCAAATGCTGCTTTAGGTGAATATAGTTTAACCTTGGCAGATGGTGCCGCTGCTGTATGTGGAGGCGATGTTATTATTCAAGGATCAAAAGTATCAACTACTATGACGTATTTGTCTCAGCCATTAACCATACCACATTACTCTGCATAATGAGAGTTGAGGGAATGGATATACCTAAAAGTCTCGGGGAAAAAGACTTTAAGTGGTTTAAAAAGTTCTATAAAAATTTTATGGAAATTCATGTAACTACACCAGTTGAAGATGTGTATGTTATGTTGGGAGGCGTATTGCCAAAGAAAAAAGAACCGAAAGGGAAAAATCCTGAATAAACAAAAGGGGTGGTTTTATGCCCCTTTTATAAAAACTAAACAAATGGATAATATTGTAGCACGAATTGAAAAAGACTTAATAACTGAAAGGTTTAAGTATTTAATGACAATGCCAAGTCCTTTGAGGTTACAATTAAAAAGAATAGAAGACAAAGTGTTCAAGTTATGGAAACTGGACACTGTTTATGTAGGGCAAATAAGGATTGATTGCTTCGATGCTTGTGCTAATAGCAGGTTAACACTTAATCAGTTGGAGGATGTTATTTTAAAGGAAGGCGAGAAATTAACTAAATACCCTTTCGATAAGGCATTGAAAAAGATAGTTAGATCAGCAAATAGGGCTAACAGAAAATCAGCATTTAAAACAATTGGCAAATTAATTAATGGTAAGGCTTCATGACATACGGATAAAATCAAATACTTTTGTGGCGAACATGAATGTTAATATCGCTTTATCTATCCAGTCGGTAGAAAAAGAATTAGTTGACGAGAATAGAAAGCAAATGTTACAATCAAAAGATTCTGAATTTAATCCATTAATGCACGGAGGCACCGGAAGCGAACTATTAAGCCCGGCATATGCTAAAAGGACAAGGAAACGAACGCCAAATTTATATTTATCAGGTGATTTTCAAAAGGCAATGTTCCTGGATGTAAATGAGAATAATTTAACATGGTTTATAAACAGCGAAGACGACAAGGCAAATCAATTAGTAATCAATTACCGGAATATATTCGGGATTTACAATAAAGATTACGCAAAGACAATAACGGGATTAGCATTTAGGCGAAGATATAGAAGATTAGTATTAGGAAAATGATAAAAAAATACTGGGAAATAAAAATTAGGGAATACAATATCATGGAAAAGACTGGTATTGTAAGTCAATTTCGTAAATGGTATAATCCTTTCCCGGTTAAATATTTCACAAAACAGATAGATAGGGAATTAAAACTTTTAAGTGAAAAAATAAACTCAACATTTGGTGATAATGAAAAAATGAAATTTGAATCTTTATTATGGCAGGTTAAAAGTCTTAATTTAATAAATGCAATAAGATCAAATATTCTAGGAATATCAAATATTTTAGGATTAGGGACAAAATTAAAAGTATTAACAGAAAATCATAAAAGGCGTTTAAAACGAAAATTAAAGTTTAAAAACACAAACCTTTCAACATATATTAAAAACATAAAAAAGCTAACTGGAATTGAAATAAAAGAATTAGTTGATATTGATTTAGCTAATGAATATTTACAATATAAAATTGACAAGTATAATGAAATGATGCATAAACAACAAAAAAATGATTCAGTTAAGAAAGTTTACTTGATGAATGTTGTTGTTAGCATATTCACATATCTAAATCAAACTGCAAATGTAGAATTAACAGTATTGGAGTTTATTGATTTTCGCAATAGTGCAGTTGAAAAAAGCAAAAAAGAAAAAGTAGATAATGGCTGAAATTGCTCAAATATTTAATACTAATGAACCGAAAAAGATAATTGCGGTAGATAATGCTTTGATTAAGACTGATAATTCTGTACTTAAAATAACTGAAGATTTAAACAACTTAATAAAAACTCTTTCTAACAATAAAATTGGATTAGAAGCTTTAAATAAGGCTTATGAAAACTCAAAACAAAAGGTAATAGAAATAGACAAAGTTTCAAACAAACAAATAGAAATAGGGAAACAGCTAACAAGGATCGAACAGGAGCGGATAAAATTAAGAAAACAGCAGCAACAAACCCTTACAAAAAGTTTAGTTGTAGAAGAAAGAAGCAATGTAATACTTCAAAAAGGTAAATTACTTTTACAACAACAAACAAAAGAATTAAAACTATTATTAGTAGCTAAAAGGGCACAGCAAGGCAGCACACAGCAGTTAAATGCCGTTGTTGCAATATTAAACAATAGATTATCAAAGGTTAATCAAACAACGCTAGACGGCAAAAAGAAGGCTGATTTATTGCGATCTTCAATTGATAGGTTGAATAGTAGGATAACAGCTCAGGGAACTGCAATGTCGAAGCAGAAGCGCAATATAGGAAATTATACGTCTGCGTTGGCTGGGGTTGGTACTAAAGCAAAAATGGTTGCTATGCAATTTGCCGGAGCTTTAGGATTAACAAGTGTTGTATTTCTTTTTGTAAATGTATTGAAAAATGCCTTTGGCACAATTAGGGGTTTTACAAAAGAGAATGCAGTATTAGCTGGGGTTTTAGGTAAAACACGAAAAGAAGTAGAACAATTAACAGAACAGGCAGTTAATTTAGGTAGTGTTTATCCTATATTAGCTTCTGAGGTAACCAAATTACAAGTTTCTTATGCCAGATTAGGTTTTACTCAATCCGATATAATAAATTTAACAGAAGCCACTATTTTAGGTTCTATAGCATTAAATTCAGAACTGGATAAAACGGCGACACTTGTTGGTGCAGTTGTTAAGGCTTACCAAGATCTTGGTACTGCAGATGCAAGTAAAATTATAGATCAACTCACAAGAGCTACTCAAATATCAAGTCAGAGTTTTGTTACACTTGAAACAGCATTGCCTAAAGTTGCTGGGGCAGCAAATGCTTTAAATGTACCACTTTCTAAAACATTGTCATTGTTGGGTATAGCTCAAGATGCAACACTTGATGCTTCTATTGCAGGAACTTCATTGAGAAATATATTTTTAGAAATAGCCAAGAAGGGAATAACACTGGAGCAGGCTTTAGGACAAATAAGAACAAGTTCCAATAGACTTGTGACTTCATATGATTTATTTGGCAAAAGGGCTGCTATTGTTGGGTTGGCACTTGCTAATAATATTGAATTAATAGATACTTTCGATACCTCATTGCAGAATGCAGGAGGAACAGCAGAAAAAGTTGCTAAAGAACAAATGGAAACACTTGATGGCTCTATATTAAGTGTTGCTAGTTCGTGGGAAAAATTAATCCTTGGGTTTAGAGAGAGTGAGGGATTTTTAAGTGCATTTTTTAAAAGCCTAGCATTGTCTCTTGATATAGCTTCAGATAAATATCTAAATACTATTCAAAAAGTTATAGCTGGCACTGGTGTAGAGGAATTATGGGGCGCTCCAATTAAAAAACAACTAGCATTTCAAAAATGGGCATTGACTAAAATTCAGAGCCTTGATGAAGAGAGTATTCAGATGCTTATTGATAAAAATAAAAAATATATAGAGAAAGACAAGGAATTTGAAAAAGATTTTATGTCTGCTGTTGATTTTAGAATAAAACAAATTGAAAAAAATGAAATAGAATCAGAAAAACGTAAGAAATTAGCAAAACAACAGGCTGAACTTGAGAAAATTGCACTTGAAAAAGAAGCAATTGCAAAGCGTGAAAATGAATTGGAAATTGCAGCAAAAAAGGAAGCTGATATTGAGAAAAAATTATCTATTGAGAAAGAAAAACTAATATTAAAAGAACGTAAACTAAGGCTTGAAAACGCAGAAGAACGTATTGATTTAGATCAAGAAATATTTGACGAAGCTGAAAAGTTTATTGATGACGAATTAAAACTAATTGAAGATGCTGCTCTTGAAGAAATAGACATAGAAAAAAATAAAAACCAAAAAATATTAGATAATGTAAAGGAATTTGCTGAAAAAGAAAAAGAAGTTGATAAAGAATTATTAGATGCTAAAAAGGAAACAGCCATTGATGGCGTGAATACTCTTTTTGCATTAGCCGAGGGTTCTTTTAATAAAAAACTAGAACGATTAGAACAGGAAAAACAAATTGAGCTATCAAATGACCAATTAACAACAGAACAGAGGGAAAAACTTGATGCTGATTATGAAATAAGAAGGCAAAAAATACAACAGGAAAAAAAGAACGCTGATAAAATACAGGCTATTGCTGAAATAGGAATAAATACGGCAAAAACGGTAGGTGCTATTAAATTGAAAGTATTAGAAATGAAAGCTGCAGCCGCATTGAATCCGCTATTATTACCACTTATTCCTATTGTTGCTGCTCAGATACCTTTTGCTATAATAAGCGGTGCATTATCAGCAGCAGCAGTGGCAGCATACGAAGATGGGACAACAAACGCACCGTCTGATTTTGTTGCGGGTGAAACAAAAAATGGAGGATCAAAACGTGAATTGGTTGCAACAAGGTCAGGACAGGTTTATTTAGCCGAAAAGCCAACTAGGTTTAAAGGAAATCAATTTAAAGGCGCAACTGTATTTAAAAATGAAGATACTGAAAAAATAATGTCACAAACCGATCATTCAGGATTTGGTCAAAGGACAATGACAGACGAACGTATTTTAAACGGGCTTAGCTCGGTTGAGAAAGCAATTAAAAACAAACCTATTCAAATAGTTGACAAAGATTACAGAACAATAGGATTACAACAAAATAATCATAGAGAAATTTATTTAAATAGATTAAGATACGGTAAATGAGTGAGTGGTTAAATAGCAAAGAGTCGAATACATATCCTCCGTACAGGTTTAAATTAGTTAATCCTGAGACCGCTCAATTCGTAAATCTTGGAGTTGATAGCGAACCTTTAGAATGGGCTAGTGGTATCATCGAGCTTAACCGTAGGATTAAAGTAGGTGGTGTATTTACATCCTTTGCGGTTAGTTCATTAACGTTTATAAAAGAAGGTGCTAACTTTGTCCGGTCAATCTGGACAGAAAAAGAATTTAATGGTAAATGCGATCTTCATGTATATTGGTTTAAAAATTCAACCCGTGACTATGTGGAGTTTCCGAGCAGCTTTGCCCTCAACTTTGCAACATGTAAACCTAAAAAGAAAATAGGTAAAAATGCAATTGGTTTAAATATAGAAGCAATTAATAGTGACGTGTTAACGAAATTAGATAATCGTAGCGATACTGATGTAGACGTAACCAAAACCACAACAATAGGAGGCGTTGACATAATTGATTACGGAGAGTCAGGAGCCGGGTTTACATATCAGGATTTACGAAAGAATATAAACTTTCCTGCCTATACAATTATCAATTCAACTCAATCAAGATTGCCAAGTTCTGCTGATGGTTCAACGCTTCCAAGATTGTCTGGGCAAATATCTTATTGTTCTGTTCCAGTAAGAACCGTATTATCTGACTTTGATGAAATTGGCGATGTTGTACATGTGACAAGAAAAACAAGTTTAGCTGATGTAAATTCTATTTTTGATACTGCTTTAGTTGATTATAGTTTTACTTTTTCGTATTCAGTTACGGTAAACGTTACCGATAAACATTCAGTAAACCCATGGACTTTGAAATTAATAGAAACCGATTCTTTGGGTGCTATTGTTAACGAAAACGTGTTTGATTCATTTGGAACCATTAAGCAAAATTACTTTTTATCTGGAAGCAGTACTGTAACTATATCTGCTGGCAATTCATTTAAGTTTGTTATTGAGGTTGGAGATTATGCGGATATTGCCGCCGAACTTGTTTATTATCAAACGCAACTTTCACCATTTACTGAATATTATACAGAGGCATTTTTTAAACAAACTGTAGCAAATTCGGACGCAGCAACAACCGAATCATTTCCTTTGTACGAGGCTTTTGAAAGGGTATTACAACATAACCTAGACGTTCAATTTCCTTTCTATTCTGAATATTTAGGCCGTCCAGAATGTGTTTATAATTTGGATGGTGATACCTATGCAACCGAAAGCCAATTAAGGCACTTTAATGTAATGTCTGGTCTAAATGTAAGGGGTTTAGCTTTAAGCAATAATGACAATCCTTTAGCAATAAATTTTGATAAACTTTATGATTCTTCAAGTTCAATACTGAATTTAGGAATGGCAATTGAAGTTATTGATGACTTTACCAGGGTGCGGGTTGAAGAATACGCTCACTTTTTTGATGATACTGAAGTATTGGATATCTCCGCCAGAATATCAACATACGATATTGAAAGCGAAGCAATGCCAGAACTTGCTTATTTTAAGGTTAAATCAGGATTTAAAGATTTTGATTACGAAGAAATAAACGGGCGGGGTGAGTATAACACCGAAGCTTTGCATACTACTATTATTGAAACAGACACTGAATTTGATAATGTTTGCGATTTAAGAGGTGATACAAAAGAGTTTATAGATCTTCTTACTAGTCCAATAATTCAGGACGGTACAAAAGATGAAAAATCAGATAATGATATTTTTATTCTTAAAACTCAGGAAGACGGCGATGACTGGAAACCGGAAACAGATGAAAATATAGCTATTAATAATGATACCTCAATATTCGGTGTTAATTCAATGAATTTATATATTACTCCTTTACGTAATTTAATAAGGAATAGTTGTAAAATAAAAGCATCATTAACAAAATTCCTAGCTAGCTATGTGCGTTTTCAAACCTCTAAAAAATTACAAACACTTGAAACAACAGGAGAGGGTGAAACGTGGACAGAGAATCAAAATGTACTGGTTGATGATTTAAACGACCCAATTTACAAACCGATAAAACATACAGTAGAATGCAAATTTACTTATGATGATTTTGTTTTAATTCAGGCTAATATGTTCGGTTTGATTCGTTTTTCATCTACGTTAACCGGATATTTATTGAACCTGAAGAAAAAGAACAATGAAGACAAAGCAATAATAACAATAATTGAAAAATATAGCTAATGTTTACAAGCTCTAAAATAAATAGCGTCACTTTTAAAAACCTCGATGGTGGGTATCCTAACAAGTGGAATACTTTACACGCTGACAGGAAACAGGCTGGATATACTATTATAGAATATTGCCAGCAGTTTAATTATGGCGATATTATTTATCTTCAGTTTACTTCTGATGTGGCAACATTACCAACTTTAAATATTTTTATTCCTGAAATACAAACACCAATAACCGGAACTTTAGTAAGTAGTTATACTGGTTTAGATAACAGGTATTTCTTTGATTTTGAGGTTACTCTAGGCGCAACGTATTACGACAAGAAAATAACATTTACGTGTGTTCAGGGGGCTAATACATTAACCAGTGAGCCTATTTATTGCCGTGACTTAACAGAGGATATTGCAGACGGTAAAATAAGGCGTTTGAAATATACCAATTTAGATAGGAACGAAAGCGATTTATCAGATTATTGGATTGACTGGTCTGAAGTAGCCTTTATGTATTTCTATGTTGAAGCGGTTGATTTGGACCCGAATGACTCAGATTCTATTGAAATATTGGAAGGATCACAAAGCAAAACTATTATTTCAGCTAACTATTATAGCGGGTTGACATTTAATACAGGGGGTATTCCTGATTATCTAGCTACAAAAATAGGAATAATAAGCGATTTAGATGTATTTGAAATGAACGGGCTGCAATACATCAAAGAAGGAGAAATCGAACAGGAACGATATGGTCAGAGTACATCTATTCAATGTTCTTTAAAATTAACTCAAAAAAATGAGGTTGGTTTAAATGTTGATGATTTAGGAATAACAAATACAGATACAACTATGGCAATAGTACCAATTCGAAATACAGGAGTAACAACAGCCGGGGCGGTAATAGAAAACCCTGAAGGTTATATGTTACATTCAATATTTATACGACACGCATTAACGAGCGCAGCAGCTACGGCGGTAGTAACAATTGGAACTACCTTGGCTGGTACTGATTTGATTGACGCAATGCAAGGAAGCATAACGCTAGCCTCTTATCCCTCAACCGGAAAGTTTAAGGGATATTCAAGGCACTTTTTAAAGAATCCAGATGCTGCAAGCAACGTTTATATAGCTGTTTCGGGAACCGGTGCAGTAATGGACATAATTATAAACTTCGATACTGTTATCGATACAACATCTTAAACATGAAAAAGATACTAACATTAATATTGATTTTGTTTTCATTTATAGTTTATTCTCAGGAAGAAGGGGAAAACATAAATGTTGATTTAATGAAACTTAATAATGCTATTTATGGAAATAAATCAGGTGGCATTGATACCGTAATTGTGGTTAATGCCGATTCAACAGGGCAGTTTAAGTATAAGAACATGTCTGACCCCGCCGTTGATTTGGATGGTATAAATTTACGTACACTGGTTGCTTATATTGCAACGGATGGAGGTTGGGATTCAGTTGTATTCAACTCCTCAGACGGTTATTTGCGAGCCTATTTAAGCGGTTCTGTTGTTGATTCTACGAGTATTGATGATAGGTATTTATTATTAAGTGCAGCCGGAGATACCGTAAGAGCAAATCTTCCTGATATTATTGTTTCAGACGGAACAATACTAGACAAATCAATAAGTATATTCAAGGGAACGTCTGGAGATACCATTGAATCTTCGAATATGTTAATTGATGGTATTGGAAATATTTTGCCAACTATTGCAGATTCATTTGAATTAGGTAGCGCTACTAAGCCTTTTAAGGATGCACATTTTAGAGATGTAAATGGTGTTCCTTTTACTGCAAGGCAACTATCCAGGTTGCACCGAGATTATTCGGAAGAGGCAGCAATATTACCTTATACTATATCAGAAAGTACTTCTGGAGGTGTATGGACAATTACATTAACGGAGGTAGAAAGTAATGGTTTTTTAGCATTTGTGTTAGATGATAAAACCTTATTCAGCATAGGTTCTACTATGAGTGTTAATGCAACAGCTGTGGCTGGAACGGATGCAAGCCCTAATACTGTGTATGTGTATGTTCAAAATGATGGTAGTGATAATCCTGAATTAGTTGCAACGAATACTAGTCCCGAAGGAGTTGTTATACATGCTCATGTGTCTAACTATAAGGTTGGTTCGGTTTCAACAAGTTCTACTAAAATTTATGGTAAATCTGATGCTGTAATTGAAATGTATAAATTAGCCTCTAATATTTATCATAGAACATTTTATCAAGGTCCTATATATTTTTCAGGATTGACACAAGTTGTAACTTCTACAGATTTAACTATTGGTGTAGGTTCTTATGAATCCATTTTTGAAACAATAACAACAACACAGAAGCAAGTAACAGTTGATAGTTTATTTTTTGTTAAAAATGATGGGACTTATTCTACTTTAAACGATTTTTCTTTTGATGTAGAATATTCAGATGGTGTGGCTATTGCTGATGGTAAATTCTTTAATGTTGTATTGGGGGTAATGGAAAATGGAAATACAAACATAATGGCATTAGTTCAGAGTGGTGGTTCCGAAGAATATAAGGATTTTAATAAGGCTTTTGAAGATAAAAAAAATCAAACAATATATAGGCCAACGGATGCTTTTTTAAAGAACTTATTCGTATCTGTATGTCGAATAATAGTTAAGAGAGATGGTGTTAATTATGTATTACAACAATTTGATGATGGGAATTATTTTTACGATTTAAGAAATGAGTCTGGTTCTGGTGGAGGTTCTAGTTCAGCAGCAAATATAGCTGACGGGACAGTTGATGACCAGTTAACTACATGGAATAATACAACTGGAGAATGGGAACCTATTTCCAGAAGTGCAATACTATTAACTGGATTCGATTCAACAGGATTTGAAGTAAGCCAAAGCCAAGTAGTAGGATTAACCGATAGTTTAGATTTAAAGCTAGATAAAGATGCGGTGGGGGATTCAATAACCAATAATCCTACTGTAATAGCTAATTCGGGGTTAACTTTAGACGATGTAACCACAAATGGAGATGTTACTAGTAATGGGATAGACGTAGGTAGTGTTTCTATATCAGGAGCAAATATTAACACAGGAGGAACATTAGGCAATGTGGCTTATTTAGATAATGCAAATGCGTTTACTGCCACTGGGACTACTAGTTTTTTGGGGCGAATTAGTCCATTGAGCATTGTGACAGGCAATCAGATAGTGTCCACCGCATCAGGATTAAATGTTGCGAATGTGTTTAATGCTACAGCCAATAATGGGGCAGGAAATCAATGGGGTACGCTTCAGTCTATAATGAATACGGAATCGGGTCAATCAACAGTTAACGAGCTTGATGGCATATTGACTTTGCTAAATCATTATTCTGGATTTACATTACCGACATGGAGAGGCGTTGAAACAGGGGGTGCTTTTGTTGATGGTGTTGGTTCCATTGTTAATTATGCATATGGTCTGGATGCAAATTTACCAACAGTAACCAATAGTGGAAGTGTAGGAGTAGCAGCAGCAATACATATTGCATCACAATCGACATCTGGAATAACTTCACCGTATGCGATATTGAGCCAACAAACAGCACCATCATTATTCTCAGGTAATTTATATCTAACAAACAATACTGGGAATAATTCATCATTTGGGACAACAAATGATTATACGAGTATTACTGCATCTACAAACGGATTTCAATTAAAAACAAATAGAGATACAACCGTAATATATACCGATAGTTTAGGTGTTACTACAATCGGCAATACAGAAACTCATGGACTCAGCTTGACTCCCAGTCTAATTATTAATGGAATGGGATTAGATAACGGATCATCGGAATCTGGTAATTATGGTGGATTGCTATTAAATGCCAATCGTAATTATTCCGGTAGTGCAAGAAAATATTTAATAACAAATGCTTATGCGATTAATAAGTTTGCTATAATAAGAAGTGCGGATGCTTCGACCTACCCTGCACTCGGAGTCGGTGGAGCAATATCTTCGGGAACAGTTGATTTTGTAATAGACAATACCGGCAAAATAGGACTCGGTACAATCGCCCCGACAGCCAAAGTCCACATAGCAGCAGGAACAGCCACAGCTTCAACAGCACCTTTTAAATTCACAAGTGGAACAAACCTCACAACAGCAGAGGCAGGGGCATTTGAATACGATGGAGCAAAACTATACTTCACACCAAGCGGAACGACAAGGGAAACTGTGGCTTATGTAAGTGATATAACAGCAGCCACCCACACCCATGTATTTAATGAAACGCCCTCTGGAACTATTAACGGTTCAAATACAACATTTACTTGCACGCAAACATTTACTGCAAATTCAAGTCAGGTGTATTTAAATGGGCAAAGACAAGTATTAGGATTAATGTACACCGAAAGCACGAATACAATCGTTTTCGAGGCGGCTTACATTCCGATTACGGACGATATTTTGAGAATTGACTTCATATATTAATAAAAACATAGGAAAATGAAAACATTATTAATTACAATAGCAATACTTTTTAGCCTAGGGCTTAACGCTCAGGAAAACTACAAAATTTCTCGTTACGAACAAACAGGAGAACAGTTATTTATTTGCATTAACTCAACCGAAGTTCCTGTTTACATCGAACACTTTTTTACAGAAGGAGAAAAGTCAACTCCTGATTCAATTAAGGTAACAATTGAGGGGTTATTAGCTGAATTGGAAATTAAGGCAGATGCTTATGTAGCACCTGAGCCTTTGCAAAACAAGATAGTTGAAACTAAGAAATTTTCTTTTTCTAAAAGGAATGTTGCCACAAAAAAGGCAAAGAAGATAAAAGAAAAACTAGCTAAGAATATAAAAGAAAACCCCATTAAAGAGGTTAAAAAAAATAACAAAAAAAGCAATAAAAAATGAAAAAATTAATCACGATATTATTTTTATTGATTTCGGTTTATGGGTTTGGTCAAGCAGACGGGAAACCTCGCTACGACCAATTAAAACCTATTCCGGCGAGTCACGTAACGGAATTTCAAGATTCCGTAAATACAAATGCAAATGTAGTAGCTAATACGGCAGCAAGGCACGTTGCTGTAACAACCGCTGATGTCAATAACATAACAGTTACTGGGCAGGAACTAAATACAGGGAGCAATGTGCCTTTATTGAAATCTAAAAATACCTTCGTTGATGACAATACTTTTGGAGTTCCAGATACCGCAATAAGACCATTAGAACCACAAGAATTAACGATAGCTACTGGTTTTTATCAAACAGGTAATATATTCAAACCCTTGGCGGATGGTCAGGTTTCTAAACTTGGCGTATATCCATCGTCTGGAGCATCTCACACAATTAACTTATATAATCAGGCAACAGAAGTAAAAATAGCAACAACAACAATAAGTTCTGCCACATCTGACGAGTGGAACTATCAAGCTATTACTCCGGTTAATATATACAAAGATTCGATATATATTGTTGCTGCTGAAATTGCAGGGAATTCAGCGAAAGGAGGTTATGCTAATTTAGATATAGGTGATTTAATACACGTATTTTATGGTGTATATGGGAACGATGGTTCGATGCCAACTATTTCTGGTGGCGGTTCTAGTATTTATGGAGCAGATATTGAATTTACAGCAGATATAATAACAACCACCATAAAAGGGATACTTGCTGATTCAGACGGCGATGCAGGAATACCTGGACAAATATTTTCAAGCACTATAGATGGAACTAATTGGATTGATAATGAGCTTGGCGATGTTACTGCTGCATCTGCATTTGGCACTGACAATAGAATGATAATAAGTGACGGAACAGGGAAAGGCGTACAAGCAACAGGAATAGAAATTGATGCTAACGATAATGTTTCTGGTATTTCTGAAATTGAAGCAGATAATGTAATACAAACACACCAGACATTAACAGAAACAGCAGGAGCATCTACTATGGATTATACTTCTGGAAGCGATGCAACAATAGTTATAGATGAGGGAACCACATTAGCTATTACTAATACAACCACAGGAAGCACTGGTCAAATAATAGTTATCCAAGACGATGCTGATGATGATGATATTATAATTACGGTGTCTGGTGTTTCTGTAGAATGGAAGGGCGGTTTAAAGGAATTAACAGATACCAATGCAGCGGTAGATATAATAACATATAAAAGAATTGGTTTTTATATGTATTTAACACTTGATTTAGATTACAAATAAAAATAGCAGGATAATGAAAATATTAATAATAGCAGGAATACTAATTGCGATAATCGCCGCAACTTATGTAAGTGTTAAGTTGTACCCATTTAGGAGTTGGGTTTTTGAGAATATTATAGATTGGTTTGCAAAGAATAAATTAATAACAGCCGCAACGACAGTTATATTATTTGCCGTTGTGTCATTTATATTTTTTATGTATGGATTATATTCACATTGCATTTTATAATAAAAAGTTATAATTTAGTAATAATTTAAAATTTAGAGTTATGCCAAGACCAGATGATCCGCCGGGAGGCTTCGAAGAACCAAAAGAAGAATCAGCAACAGCATCAGAAACAAAAAAAACCAAAAAGGAGAAGAAGAAAAAGTGATTAACGCACGAAACATATTTGGGCTAGTTCTAATTGTTCTTTTTGTGATATATGATTTGTTTCATATTCACGGGAATAGCTTTTGGGCTAGTTATTATTATGTGACGTGGAATTTAATTGGAATTTATGCATTTAGATATATTTTAAAATCAAGTAAAGATAAATTATTAAGGGTAATAATGAAGATATTTATGGGGGTAACTGTCTTCGAATTAATTTTAAATACATACTCATTTTTTAATATTGAACGATTTAGGGAATTGAATCATACAAAAGAATTAGGATGTGCAGTTGTATGTTGCGTAATAATATTTTTAATATACTCACGGCATGAAAGAATGGTTAGATAATACGCCCGCTTTAAAGTGGCTGTTAAACTTGGTGTCAACTTTATTGGTAGCACTAATAATATTTTGGGCATACGGAATGCGTGGGTCTAAAAAAGAGCTGAACGATAAGATTGAAAAAAAAGCAGATGTTTGCTATGTAGATAGTCAGAATACGAAACAGGATAAAAGAATATCCGAAAAGGCTGATAAATCCCTCGTTGAAAGCATGGACTCAAAACTTGATTTAATTTTAGACAAGTTACAGAATAAATAATGGGCGACCTAAGAGACAGTTTAAGGCACGATTTAAAGAAAGGTGAAGGATTACGTCTGTTTCCATACAGATGTACGTCAGGAAAGCTAACAATAGGATACGGAAGGAATTTACAAGAACGTGGGATAACAGAATACGAAGCAGATTACTTGTTGAGTAATGATATTGACGAATGTATTGAATCCATGAATGTAGTATTAAGCTACTTCTATGATTTGCCGGACAATGTAAAATTAGTTCTTTTGAATATGCGGTTTAATTTAGGATTAAATGGATTATTGAAATTCAAGAAAACATTATCATTAATCGAAATCGGTAACTACAAAGAAGCCGCTAAGGAAATGCTAAACAGTAAATGGGCAAAGCAGGTAGGCATAAGGGCAATTGAATTAAGTAAGGTATTGTCAAAAGAATCAGATAAATGAAGTTTATTACAGATATATTGCGATTATACTGGAGGAATAGAAAAATTACCATACCAGCAACAATTGATGCTGCAAGGTGGGTTTATGGTAAAAGATTCTGGTTTAAAAAAAAGTGGAATGCAATCTTTAAAAAGAAAATTAAACAGCAGTGAAAATTATATTGATAGCACACTATTGCTTAAGTGCAAGAAAAGCATTAACTTTAAGGCAATTAGAAAATTAATTAATAATTTATTTAAAAACAAAAATCATGGCAGGAAAAGAAGGAACAGACCAGTTAAAAAAATTAGTTAAAAATGCAGTAGACTATGCACTGCAAGTAAAAAAGGCAAAATCAGATGATGGTAAAATATCCAAAGCTGAATATCTAGGATTTGTGGATGAGGCAATTTCTACATTAACAATTGTTTCTGGGTTTGGAAAACTAAAGGCAGAGATACTTGATTTTTCAACAGAAGACGGCAAAGAGTTATTGAACTACACTATCGGGCTTGGTGTAATTGGAGATAAGGCAGAGATTGTTATCATAAATGCAGTTGAGGCAGTAGAAACCATGATTGGTGTGTATAATAATAATATAGTGCCAATAATAAACGTATTTAAAGACTAGGTTTTTGTTTTAGTTTAGTTTTCATCGGGAAGGTTTTTAAACTTTCCCTTTGTTTTTATAGTAGATACTTTTTATAATCCAGCGGCAACCTAAACATTTCATCAACTATATATTTCATTTTGGTAAGCTGGACAAATGAAACATTCGATTTCTTATAATTTATTGCTTTCCTATTTCCATTTTTGTAAATTTTAAGTTGCTTGAAATTAGTCGTTCTTTTTTCATTAAAATGTGGTAGTATAAAAAGATTACCATATTTATCTGCAACTATATTTTTTAATAAAGTATATCTCACATAAATTATTAAATAACTAACAATACTTAAATTTTCCTGTATATTCACTATGTCAACCATTTTGAGTAATTAAGGGAATTTAGAAAGACGTTAGCAATCATATTGCCTTATCATTGTGGTGATATTCACAATTGGGGCAATATCCGTCACATTCGTTCTGTCTGTAATCTTTTCCAGCATGGCAATACGCCACTTCGTTATTGCTAACAAGGTGCATAGAAAATAATTTTACTATCCTATATGCAGTATCAGCCCATAGTTCTTTATGCAAAAACTCACCTTGTTC